CCCTACTAAAAACAAGGGTAGCCCGCCTAAAAAATATATTTCTAAGAAATTACTTCATTTCTTCCACTGCTGCTTGTGCCGCAGCAAGATTAAGCAATATATAGGCTCTTTCAGCTTTCTTGGTATGCCGCTATATTTTCAAACTGATTTTTTATTTCTCCACCCTTATTTTGTTACTCGCAGCCCATAATGGCAAAATGGCTTATTTGCCACTTTACTTTGCGCTGACTGCGTTTTATTTCACTTTACGCACAACTTATCATCTGAGATTTTTTAACAGCCCTAAACGGCTTAATTTAAGTTTGAGCCTTGAAAGCTCATCAAACACCATGACGGATTTCTCATTTGCGAAAATGAGTGACCATCCTTGATAGGTTTCGCACAGCCCTGTATTCTCATCCTCGTATGTTTCACTCTCCCACCAGTTATCCATAGCTGCAAAAGCCTGTGCTGGGTCTGTTCCGAAAGTATCAACTACTTCTGTTGGATATTGGCTTAGAAGCTCTTGTCTCCATTCCTCTCTGTCGCTTCCAGGTTCATTGTGAAGTACTAACCACGCTCCCTCTCTCAGTTCCTGTTCCCATTCCAAAGGTTCTGCATTATCCATAGAACCAATGGCATGCATCAGAAGTTTCAGTTTTTCAAGTTCCTTGTCTCTTTCCATTCTATTTCTTTCTTTTAGTTTTCATTGCTTTTTCTGCCTCGTAAAGGAATATCAAACCCAAAAACCATAAGATAAAAACGAATACTGAGCATATCACATTCATCCATTTCGGATATGATAAATGCCACACCCAGTCCAACATATCATCAATTGATAGCAATGTAAGGAATAATACAAAAAAGAAGCCTATACCATTAGCTTTACTCCACATCGTTTACTTTTTATCTATTTTTCAGTTACTTTAATGCCATGCACATCAACACACGATAGACGGCATAAACATCTGACAGCGACACCTCGAAAGGAGGAAACTCTGGATTGATAGATTTACATAGCACTTTGTCAGCTGCTTCAGAAGGGAAAAGTCTTTTAATAACCGTACCATTACAAGTGTCAAGCACATATACACGTCCCCAATCAATGAAAGCCTTTTCATCAATTCGCTTAATTAGAATTTGTGAACCCGAAGGATATTCAGGTGCCATGCTCTCTCCTGATACCGACATCGCATAATCAGCCCCTTTAATAGGAGAGATAATCTTCTCGCAGCTTGACTCTTTGATTGAAACAACAAAGTCGTTAAGCGAACCGCCCTGCGCAGAAACAGGGAGTAAAGGAATCAGGTGAATATCAGATTCTGTAGATGGTTGTATTGTTTGCTCCGCTTGCACTCCATTTAACATATCACCTTCTCCTGTCAGAAGCCAAGTTCTATTAAGCTCTGGGAAAGCACAGAGTATTCTCTGTAATTTTTCAGAACCAGGAGCTTTTCTTAATTGCGTAAGATATCCATTAGACAAGCCTGAGAGCCTTTCGAACTTTCCTTGTCCTAACTTTTTATATTGTCTAAACCTTGTAAGTCTATCTTTTACAGTCTCTTCCATAACTAAATTATTTAGAAATAGTATAAACAGATACTTTTACAGATAATTTATCTAACTTTCCATCTTTATTTTACAGATAATTATCTATCTTTGCACCGTAATAGTTTAGATAACTAAGCAATATCGTAATGATATTTAATAGTTAGTCTGCAAATATAAACAATAAAAACGATAATGGCAAACAGAAAACCTATTAAATTGAAAAAAGGGTGCAAGAAAAAGCTTGCAAAAATCCTCGATGTTAGCGAACCTACCGTCTACAACGCAATGCATTGGAAGTGTGACTCTGATATGCAGAATATGGTTCGCCAAAAGGCAAAAGAATTAGGTTTTATCAAACAATTCTAACGTATGCAGTCAATTCAAGTATTCAATAACCCTACTTTTGGCAACATCCGTGTTGTAGGAACAGAAGCAAATCCGCAGTTCTGCCTTGCTGATGTATGCAAAGCATTAGGATTAACGGCAAAGTTTGTTAATCAGCGACTTAACAAGGAGGTTGTTTCAAACCACCCCCTTGAAACAGCAGGAGGAACACAACAAGCCTTGTTCGTAAACGAAGATGGCTTATATGATGTCATCCTTGACAGTCGCAAGACAGAAGCAAGACAATTCCGTAAGTGGATAACAAGCGAGGTTCTGCCAACTATCCGCAAGCATGGTGCGTACATGACAGACGATGCACTACAGAAAGCTATTCAGAATCCAGACTTTCTTATTCAGTTAGCAACAGAGCTTAAGAATGAAAAACAGAAGAGACTGGTAGCGGAAAAGAAAATCCAAGAAACTCGTCCACAAGTCATCTTTGCTGATGCTGTTACCGCAAGTTCCGACTCAATTTTGGTAGGTGAGCTTGCAAAGCTCATCAAGCAGAACGGAGTGGATACAGGACAGCGCAGGTTATTCAAGTGGCTTCGTGGTAATGGATATCTGTGCAAGAAGACTGGCGAATGCTTCAACGAGCCTACTCAATACTCAATGGAGTTGGGGTTGTTTGAAATTAAAAAGACGGTCATTCAGAAACCAGACGGCTCTGCTATCATTAGCAAGACTGTAAAAGTTACTGGTAAAGGGCAGGTTTATTTTGTGAATAAGTTTCTAAGCGGAATAGACAATGCCTAATCAATGTAAAAGTTGCACCGATGCCTATAACAGTATCAATGGACGCTACTGCAATATGTTCAAGAAATATGTTGAATATATGCAGTCTCCAATTTGTATAAACAAAAAACAATAACTATGAATAAGTTTTTCAAAGTCCACCTTAATTGGCGTATAAATGTCTTAGTAGTATTGGCTATGATAATAACAATCCTTGTAGCCTCTGACTGTGACAATATTTTTCTATTGTTTCTTACCAAAATAGCTGGTTTCTTATTGGGTTATCTCACTTTCCGTATTGGTAAATATTGGAACAGTCATAACAAGATAAACGAACTGAGAGAGCTTGCAAACGAAGAGTGACATGCGTATTGACTTCACAGACAAAACAGTCAGCTACCGCACATTTCTGCGAGACCTATCAGCAAACATTGTTAAGATGCTGCATGAAGATAAGGACGACCCTGATTTTATGTCAACAAGGCAAGCATACAAGATATTCGGACGAAAGAATGTGGAACGCTGGCGTAGAGCTGGAAAGATACAGCCATACGTGCGCCCTGGAAAGATGGAATATGAAACTGCACAACTACGGCTGCTTCAACGAACAGAACAAGATTATAACAACCAGTAAATATGGAACGAAAAATAAAAGAAGACGGGCTATCCAGGCTTAAAAAAAGATTTGAGTATATTATGTGGTATACCAAGAATAACCCAAACTGGAGAGAAGAGATTTATAACAATAAATAAAATCATTCTAACAATAAAAATTATGAGTAAAATCAATCTTACAGTCGAAGAAATCAACGCTCTGAAAAGTACAGAGATTATTACAGACGAAAGAGTACGAGAGAAATTCGTACAAATCTATGACACAATGTGGGCAAACACCACAGGTGTCAGTGGTGATGCTGCTTACGAAAGAGAAAGCAGATTTTTCAATAGCTTAATTTGCGAAAAGGAAGACCTACGTACCAAGTGTAGTAAATTCTCCATATTCACGTCATTCCTTGATGTTGCTATATCAGGCTTAAGTGTTGAGCCAGGAGTACGAGCACAAGCATACCTACTTTCCCGCTCTGTTAATATTGGTAAGGGACAGGATGGGAAGAATGTGTACGTAACACAGTGCGTACTCACAGTATCAGGGTATGGTGAACTTGTCCTCCGTGCTCGCTGTGGTCAGATACGCCACGCAGACAATCCTGTTATCGTGTACAAGGAGGATGGCTTTGAGTTCGGAGAACAGAATGGTAACAAGTTTGTGAATTACACCTGCCGCCTTCCCCACACCTCCAACGAGATTGTAGCTGCTTTCATGAAGATTACACGAAATGACGGTTCTACTGATTATGCTGTTTTGCTCCCAGAAGACTGGAAACGACTGCAAGGCTACAGCGAAAAGCAAAATCGCAAATGGGATAACAACGCACGTTCGTATGTGAACGGTAAGCCCAATGACTTATATGTTGCTGATGGTGGACAGATTGATAAAGGCTTCCTTGTTGCGAAGCTCATCAAGCACGCTTTCAAAACTTATCCAAAGGCTCGTATCGGTCGTGGTACTCAATTGGAGTCTCAGCAAACCGAGGATGTAGAAATTAAAGATGACATCTACGGAGTGGGCGAAGTTGTGGACACCACTACAGGCGAGGTTATCCAGACCGAAGAGAATTTCGGACCAGCTGCGGATACTTCTGATGGTGTTGTCGTAAATCCTACTGAGACAGCAAGCACAGAAGGTGCTGCTAATGATGATGTTTTCTAATCGCAAAATATAAGTAACTATGAGTACAGAATTAAGTATCGTGCGCCCAGAGAATGTGCAGATGATAGCACAAAATGCGCCAAAGATTTACAATGAAAACCAACAGCGTTCAGTGCGTTGCACTAATGCTGGTGCTCAACTGCTATCCGAAATAAAGGAGAAAGGTATGAGTGATGAACTCGACCAGCGTTGTGCAGCCTATCTTGAGAAATCACGCAAGACGGTAAAGTTGATGAATGAGCAGCGTTCGCCAATCACGAAGATGTTTGACCAGATACGCACCGAGTTTACAGGTATGGAAAACTCTATCGACCCAACCAAGGCAGGAAACGTACCTAATCAGATACAGGCTTTTCGTAATCAGTTTGCAGCAAAGAAACGTGAGGAGGAAGAAAAGCGCAGACGTGAAGAGGCGATAAAACTGCAAAAGCAGCAGGCACTCACAAAATATGAAACAGATGTAGAAGATGATTTTAGGCAGTTATTTAGTAGGTACATCACACAACGAATCAATGAACTAACTACACTCAACACATCACTTACACTTGAGAACTTCGATACACAGTCCGTGAAGATTGTTGACTATCCTACAGCAATGCCTGCTGATTTGTTCAACCATCTTACACTCTCTGTTCTTATTCCACAGATATTATCAACAGATGAGGCTGCTAAAATTCGTGCAAGTGTTCAATCACGCTTGCTTACACAGTTCAACGAACAATACACTACAGAGATTGGTGACTATAAAGATACTATCGTAGATGCACTAAATTCTAAGCATGCTGAACTCGAGCGCATGGCAAAAGCCAATGCAGAGGAACAAGAACGCATGAAACAGGAACTTGCGGCAAAGGAAGCTGCTGAGGCTGCACGACTTGAAGCAGAGCGTAAACGTAAAGAAGATGAAGCTAAGGCTGCAAAGGAAATGCAGTCACAAGCGCAGGAAGTAGGTAATCTTTTCGATTCTGCCTCCGTCTCTACCCCTGCTTATACTCCTAAGACCTCTGTAAAGAAAAAGATAGTTGCTCTTGATGCGGAAGGTATCATCAATATTGTTTCGTTTTGGTGGAGCAAAGACGGTCAGTATATGAGTGTGGATGACTTGACTAAGATGTTCAAGAAGCAAATCACAGCCGTTGAGAAGTACGCAAACGATAAAGCTAATGCAGAGTTTATCAATTCTCCACATGTCAAATATGAGGATGAAGTAAAAGCAAAGTAATCATGACAACTCATAATCCTGATGAATACTATAACCGCAGTGAGGTCTCCAACTCTGACCTCACTGCACTTAAAGAGCAGCTCTACCCACGACCTCAATATGGCGACCGTGAGGCAGCTTTCTACTTCGGTAGCATAGTAGATGCCTTAATTACAGACCCCACAAGAGTTGATTTCATCAACAAGCTGGTAGATGGTGAGCCTGTAGATGAAGAAATATGGCTACATGCACGTGAAATGCAACGTGCCTTACGTGCAGAAGCACGGCATGACCCATTTCTCGCAAAGGTCTTAGAGATAGCGAACACGCAACGTTTCATGGTGAATAAGGCGCAGGAATTTGATAACGGAGGTTTCTGTTTCACTCTTGACACTCGTTGCAAGTGGGATTGGTGGTTACAGGCAGCTCACTTCGGAGGAGACCTGAAAACAACAGCAGCTGCTACAGATGCAGAGTTCAACGATGCTATAGACTTCTTCGATTGGGACCGTAGCCGTGCTTGGTACATGGACATCGCACACAGTGATAATGATTTCATATACGCAATATCAAAGCAAAACAACAGAGTATTTAAGAAGTTTATAAAGCGTGGCGATGATGTATACAGCCGTGGAAGAGAAAAGTATGAGGATTTAGCATACAAATACTGGTGTTATTCATTATGAAAGAACTGAAACATAATCTCAAAATAGAACCTTATCCATACCAGCGTGAGGGTATCTTAGCTGGAATGGAAATGAAACGTCTCTTAATCGGGGATGAGCCTGGATTAGGTAAGACTTTACAAAGCATCGGCATTGTTGATACAGCAAATGCTTATCCATGCCTTGTTGTCTGTCCATCATCACTTAAGATTAACTGGCAGCGTGAGTTCGAGAAGTTCACTGACAAGAAAGCACTTGTGCTTGAAAATGCTGTACAGACAACGTGGCCATATCTCCTTAAGATGAGGATGCACCATGTAGCAATTTGTAACTATGAGAGTCTGCGTAAATACTTTGTCTGGGACATCAAACAAAAAGGCTCATTTCGACTGAAAGATGTTGTATTCAACCCTGCAATAAAAATCTTTTGCTCTATCATCATTGACGAAAGCCACAGGGTTAAAGACCCATCAGCGCAACAGACTATCTTCACACGAGGCATAGCAGAGGGTAAGCCTTATCGCATCTTGCTATCTGGTACTCCTGTTGTCAATCGTCCAGCTGATCTCATCGCACAATTGTCTATCATGGGCAGGTTACCAGAGTTCGGAGGGCGCACACATTTCTTGCAAGAGTATGGCGGTGGAGACTTAAACAGAGAAAACAGAAGCCAGGAGCCAGACGAGGTAAAAAACCTCGACAAGCTTTCTTCTGAACTGTATTCTCGCTGTATGATACGTAGAGAAAAGGCAAAGGTGCTCACACAGTTACCAGACAAGACACGTACCGACCTCTATGTGGATATATCCAATAGCGAGGAGTATGCTTGTGCAGCAGAGGACCTTGCTACTTATCTGCGTGAATATAAAGAGTGCACTGATTATGAGGTAGCTCGCAAAATGCGAATGGAAGCTCTTGTTAAATTTATGGCGCTACGTTCGATAGCAGCCAAAGGCAAGGTAAAACAAGCTATCGATTTCTGCCGCACGTTTCTTGCAAATGGAAAGCCTCTTATTCTGTTCTGCTCTCTGCATGAGATTGTAGATGAATTGAAAAAAGCATTTCCAAAGGCGGTTACAGTTACAGGTCGTGATAGCATGATGATGAAACAGGCTGCCGTTGATGCCTTCCAATCAGGACAAGCACAGCTAATAATCTGTTCTATCAAAGCTGCAGGTGTCGGTCTTACGCTTACAGCCTCATCTAACGTGGCGTTTTGTGAGTTTCCCTGGACCTATTCAGACTGTTGTCAATGCGAAGACCGTGCGCATCGTATCGGGCAGAAAGACAATGTTACATGCTATTATCTCATTGGTCGTGGAACTATTGACCATACTCTCTATAACATCATACAGAATAAACGGTCTGTAGCTAATCAGATAATGGCATCCACAGATGATATTCCAACGGATAAGATGTATTTCGACCAACTTACGGATATGTTTCTTAACCCCTGTTACAATGGAGAAACCGAAAAAATATGAGTTCTGCAAGACAGATATTAAAAACATCATCTTTGAACTGGAAAAAGCAGATGTACTGTATGCGAATATAAAAACTCTATCAGCCTCAAGCAGGCGATATTCTATAAATAAGTTATTAACAAAACTCAAATCTAAATTGACATGAATAAGAACATGTTAGCAAAAGAGGTAGCAGTATCTGAAAAGGTTACGCTATCAACAGCATTCAAGACTGTAGACGGTGTACTACGTGTCATTGCTGAGAAACTCGCCCAGGGCGAAAGTGTACAACTTCGTGGCTTCGGCTCTTTCGTAGTCGTTAATAAGTCGGAACGTAAAGTGAACGACATTAAAACAGGAAAGCCTATCACCGTTCCTGCACACAAATCTGTGCGCTTCAAACCAAGTAAGGAAACCCTAACAAAATTAAACAAGTAAGCTCTATGATGTTATTTGAAGTAGGCGTGCGCATGGAGCGCACTTTAGAAAATGGTGCTCAGGCAAAAGTCCTCGAACAGTTTGTAGTTGATGCCTTATCTTTCACAGAGGCTGAGGCAAGTACTACAAAAGAGGTTTCTGTTTATGGTACTATCACCGATATAGTAACTATCAAGCGGTCACGCTGTACAGAGCTAATCGGAGATGGCAGCAAGGAGAAGTGGTTTAAGGCAAAGGTGAATTATATCACCCTTAACGAGAAAACAGGTAAGGAGAAGAAAACTCCAAACTATTATTTCGTCAATGCCGATACTATTGCAGATGCTAAGAATGCCATTGATGTTTTCTTCGGAGGAACAATGATTGACTATAGCATTGCCACCCTCGATGAAACTAAGGTCTTAGATGTGTTCCGACATGATTTGAACGCTGACAATGAAGATTGACGAATATAAGAAACTCTCTCGTGGGGCTTGCAATAAATACGGTGCAAAGCGTGTCGGTAAACATGCTTCTAAAAAAGAGCATTACCGCTCTGCTACCTTGCAGATGATGCAGCGTGCTGGTATTATTGCAAACCTGCGAGAGCAGGTAAAGTATGAACTTATACCTGCCCAGTATGGTGAATGTGGAAAAGATTTCAAAGGACGAACTACTCGTGTACTCCTTGAACGTGCCTGTTCATACATCGCAGACTTCGTCTATATTGATTGCAGTACAGGACAGACAATAGTCGAAGATACAAAAGGAATGAGGACAAAAGAGTACATCATCAAACGTAAACTCATGCTTTCTGTGCATGGCATACGTATAAAAGAGGTTTAGCATGGAGGAAATAAAAAGAGACAGTTTCATTGTCTATCGCTCCTATTGGGAGGGATTAAAACTCATGGATAAGGATGTGCAGTGCGAGGTGTATAATGCAATCATGGAATACGGCTTTACTGGTAACGTTCCTGATTTGTCGCCAACAGCCGAGGGGATATTCATTCTAATGAAGCCTAATATAGATGTCAGCCTTACACGATATAAGAATGGCAGGAAAGGTGGCAATATCTCTGCATCAAAGCGAAGTGTAAGCAAAGTGAACACAAAACAGATGACCTATGACGATGAGATAAAGGAAATGCTGGAGAACAAACAATGGAATGAGCCTGTATGTATGCAGCTGAAAATTAACAGCGAAGAATTTAAGCAGCGTATTAGTGAGTTCTCAACCCACTTGAAATGTACAATGGATGGTGTGGGACATGACAGTATCGGTGATGCACACAGGCATTTTATATCGTGGATGCACAAAAAGTATCCGCCTCAAACAACATCTGAAGAACCATCACAGCCCGACTATACTTATAATGGTGGGTTCGGAGGACAAGATGTATAACAAAAAAGAATAAATAACTATGAACGAATATCCTAAGACCCTTGCTGATGCACTCGCAATGTATCACAAGAAACCTACTGGTAATGTTGACTGGGACCAGGCTGTCCTTGCTTCATGTAGAAACAAAGAAAAGTCATCTTCAACTTGGTTGGAGCTGCATGATGTAGCATTGAAAGTGCATCATGATATTGAAAAGGCACGCCTCTCATCATTTGATTTACAAGACGAGGGCATATATAAAGCACATGCTAATCTACTGCTCTATATAGCTAATAACGTCGTGCTTGCACGACAACGTCGCCAATTCGTAATTGATGATAATAATCGAAATGTAATACGCTTTCTACTCTACTACTTCAATGGTTGTCCGCTTGCAGAAGAAGTATTCCCTGGTCGTGGCTATAAGCTGCACAAGAATATAATGCTGCAAGGTGGTGTTGGTGTCGGCAAGACAATGCTCATGCAAGTATTTTCTGAATATCTCATGCGTATACGCTCACCTCGTTTCTTTTATAACTTATCTGTTACGCAGATGGTCAATTACTACACCTTGCACAACAACCTTGACCGATTTACTTTTAATGAAGAAGAAAACAGAGGTTTTCAATGTACGCCTGTAAACATCTGTCTTAATGACATAGGCATACAGGATAAGACATTCTTCGGTATGGACACTGGCTTGCTTACTGATGAGTTCCTCCATGCTCGCAATGAGATTTGGACACAATATGGTAAGTGTGCTCATCTGACTACCAACCTTGATGACAAAGCTTTGCGCAAGCGTTTCGAACGTAACGATGGCTTTGGCAGATTGATAGACAGATTTAAGACCTACAATATTATTCCTATGGGCGGTGTCAGCCGCAGATAACAAAAAGATAAGGATTATGGACA